TTCGGTGTCGCTCGAACGGGCCTTGCCGTAGATGCGAAGCGTCACCGTCTCGCCGTCCACCAGGTTCGCGGTGTCGACGGCCAGGATCAGGATCAGCGCCGACGTTACGGTCGCGAGATCGTGTTCGGTCGTCAGCGTCGCGGTCTGCGAGCCCGAGGTGTTGACCGAGACCGCCATCGGCTAGACCTTCGCGACGCCGAGGTCGACGGCGATCTGGTCGGCCTGCACCCGCAGGTCGGCGAGCGCCTCGGTCGGCGCTTCCCAGATAGCGACTTTCAGCTTTTCCATCTGCACGATCAGCTTCACCCGCTCCATCTGGTCCGCCGTGATCTCTACGGGTGGATCGTAGGCCAGGGTCGCGGGGTTCCAGCCCGATCCCTCGGGCGGCGCTTCGGCGAGCGTCAGCACTGCGAGACCGCGCAGGGCCAGAGCCTTCGCGTCCGGCTGCGTCGTCGTCGTCGAGACGGCCTCGCCGGTCGTGGCGTTGTAGATGACGAAGTAGGACATGCTCGGCTACCTCTTCACCTTCGCCGCCAGGCGCTTGGCTGCCGCGGGCATGGCCGTCGTCTCGGGCTGCATGATCGCGGCTGTCTCGATCGCTTGCGGCTTCGGCGGCGCGAACCCCACCTGTTCGGCGTAGCCGCGCTCGATCAGGTCGTAGGCCGTGAAGTCCGGAAGGTCGCAGACCTGCCCGGCATGAACCGTTCCCGCAGGACCGGCCATCGTCGTCTTCATCCGGATTCTCATGCGTAGAACGCGACGTTCAGCGCGGCCGAGGCCGTCTGCTCGATGAACTTGATCGCGCTCAGCGGCCCGCCATATTCCAGGGACCCGCCGGCCGCGATCGGCATGCCGACGGTCGCGGACGGATTGGTCCCGTCGTCGCGCCAGCGGACGCCTTGCGTCTGCGCCGTGATGATCGCCATGGTGGCGCCTGCCGGGACCGTGAGCGCGGTCGCGGCCGACAGGGACGTGATCTGCTGGTAGCCCAGCGCCTTGTTCGCGATGAACATGGCCGGGGCCTACGGGATGATGCCGGCGCCGCGAATGGCGTTCAGGATCGCGTTCACCTTCGCGGCGAGGTCGGCGAAGTTGTTCGCGACTTCGGCCTGCGTGTAGGTGCCGCCGACAGCCTGGATCGTGTCGTTCGCGGTGCCGCCCGAGCTGTCCGTGAGGTTGACGATCGCGGACGCCTGGGTGCCGTTCGCCTTGATGACGCCGCCGGTCTCGACGTTGAGCGCGCCGCCGGAGGCGATGACGATCTCGTCGCCGCCCTGCTTGTTGTAGGTCTTCGGCCCGTACGAATTGTCGGCCATCACGGCCTCCTTTGAAAACGCGGCGGGCGGCCGAAACCGCCCGCGCCGCGAGGTTCAGTGTGACGGCGACTAGGCCGTGCCCGCAGGCTCCGCGACGTGCAGTTCCTGCGCCGTCACGGTCGCGTCCTTGGCGACCGGCATCGTCTCCGATCCGTAGAGTTCCGCGATGATGCAGTTCACCACCGCGTTCTGCGTCGCCCGCTTGACGAAGGGGCGGACGTACCGCTGGATCGGCCGGTGGATGTCGAGGATCACGAGCTTGTCGTCGTCGGTGTCAGCCACGGTGATCTTCGTGCCGAGCAGGTCGTCCGTGCCGGGCGTCGGCGAGGACGTGGCCAGGCCGGCCGCCGCGACCGAGGTGACGGCGCCGGCCGTGATGGTGCCGAAGGCGAAGATGAACCGCACGCCTTCGTAGCCCGCCATGTCTACGGCCGTCGCGTCGGTGATGTCCGACGAGCCGGCCGCCACGGCGGTCTTGCACAGGATGGTCTTGACCTTGTTGGTGAGCTGCATGGGAGTTCTCCTTTCCTGCGCTACGCGAGCTTCACGCGCGCGAACGCCTCGGCGAGCACGGGCGCGCCATCGACCGCCGCGCGGACGTGGAAGCCGACCTGGTTGGTCGCGGCGTACAGTTCGACGAGCCGCTGGATCTGAACGTCGTAGGCGTCGGCGATCCAGTAGTTCGAGAAGTCGCCGAACATTCCGACGTACAGGCCGGTCGTGAACGTGTTCGGCACGTTCTCGCTCATCATCAGCGGCGCGCCGAGCACGGTGTCGGGCTCGCCCTCGCGGACGCTCATGCGCCACAGGTACTGGCCCTCGCCGTCCTTGAGCTTGGTGATCTGCTTCACCGCGTCGCGGTGGAACAGCCACGCCGCCTTGGGCCAGTATTGGGCCTTGAGCTTGTATTTCGCCTCCACCAGCCCGTCCCAGGTGATCGACGACGTGGTGTTGCCGGTCGAGACGTCCTGGGTGGTCGGCACGCCGTCGGCGCTCGCCGTGAACAGTCCGAGCGGCTGCTGCGCGCCGTGGCCGGTGAGGAACGTCTTTTCCTCGGTGATGGCCATCTTGTAGGCGATGCGGTCGCGTACCAGCCCCTCGGCGTCGATCATGCTCTGGCGGAGCAGTTCGTTCGACACCAGGACCTTCTTGGCGAAGTAGTGCGGCGTCAGCGCTCGCTTGCCGAACGCCATGGCGGTGTCGGCGGTGCCGGTCGTCAGTTCCGTCACCCATTCGCCGTCCGACGGATCGGCGGTCAGGGTCGGGACGCCGAGCGTCTGGGCCTGCGGGACCGCGTACTTGGTCGCGCGGTTGCGGATGAAGACCAGGTCGTCGACGTTCTTGAGCAGCGCGTTGACCATCTGCTCCGGGGCGACCAGATAGCCGCCGGCCGTGTCGGTCCCGACGCTCAGGTCGCGGCGTTCGTCGCCGGTCATTTCGGCATGGCCGCGCCGCAGGAAGGCTGCGTAGGCCTTGCGGTATTCCGGCGTGGCGCGCGGGCCGGGCGCGGCGGTGCGCTCTTCGGGGCCCTTCGCCTTGTCCTTCGCGGCGTCGCGCTGGCGCAACTCGGCGTCCGCCCTTTCGCGGGCCGCTTCGATGCTGCGCTCTTCGGCGGAGACGAGGCCGCGCAACCGCTCGGTCTCGGCGAACAGTTCGCCGTGCTTCGAGACTTCCTCGGCGGTCATCTCGCGCTTCTCGGCCGCCGCCTTTTCGGTGAGCGCGATCATGCCGTCGCGCGCGGATGCACGCTGCTCTCGCAGCGCCTTGAGACGTTCGGTCATGATTTACTCCTCTTCGACCGTCAAAGAAAAAGCCGCCCGAAGGCGGCTCGCGAACCGGCGATGCCGGGAGTTCTAGATGACAGCGGCGATCAGCTCGCGCGCCTTCATGAGATTGATCGGCACGACCCCGACCGAACGCGTCGCCGCCCAGGCGTCACGGGATCGCACGGCCGCGTCGGTCTGCGGGTAGGCCGGAAAGCTGACGACGGACACGTCGAACAGTTGAACCGCCTTGAGCGTCCTCACCGTCTCGCCGTTTTCCATGGACCATTCATCCGAGATCGTTCGGAACGCGAACGACATTTGCGTCAGGTTGCCGCACTCCATATCGACGATCAGGTCGCGAGCGCGGGCCGTGTCTACGAGATCGATGCCGACGGCGAGACCCACATCATCCTCGGCGAGACGAAGGGTTCCGGCAACGTTGCGACCGATGATCCGCGCGGCGTCGTGCTCGATCAGGGCGCGGATGTTGTCGGCGCCGATGCTGGCCGCGAAACAGCCCGGCAGAATCTTCTCACGGAACCCGCCGAGGTCTTCGCTCAGGCTATTGAACACGGCGGCGTGGCCGACGATGCGCTTGCCGGCGGCGCCATCCGCGCGATCTTCGACCTTGCCGGCGAGGCCCTTGTAGTCTCTGCGCTCTCGATCAGACAACATGGCTCGCGTCTCCGTTCCTCATCGCGGCGAAGGCATGCCGCGCGCGCGTCTGCGTCGTCTTGTCGCGCATGAGAATCTCCATGAGCTTGTCGGCCGGCGCCATGTTGAGCGGTACCAGGTAGTCGTCCCCGCCGCCGCCGGGGATCGGCGAATCGTTGGTCTTCCGACGGATGTCGTTGATCGACTTGAAGCCCCATTGGCGTGCGAGCGCGAACGCCTCGTAGCGGCTCTTGATATCGCCGCGCAGCAACGCGTCCACATCCATCTCGACGAAGTACC